CGTGCTGCTGATCGAGTGCGAGCGGATCTCCACCCCGCCCGAACTCAGCCACAACGAAGGGCCGCGGCTGCGCAACGGTATCGCGTTCGATACCGATGGTGCAGCAGTTGGCTACTGGGTCCGTTCCGGACACCCCGGCGACTACACCGCTTCGTACCAGGCCCAGCGCTGGGATTACATTCCGGCGCGCGGGCCGACCGGCCGGGCAAAGTTCCTGCATATCTTCAACCCGCGCCGCACCGAGCAAAATCGCGGGGTCAGCCGCTTGGCCGAAGTCATGGTTCCTGCCAAGATGCTGGACCGGGTGGACCGCGCCGAAGTCCATGCCGCGCTGAAAGCCGCACTATTCTCGATCTTCATCAAGTCGCCCGGCACAACCGAAGACCTTGAGGCGGCTTTCGCGCCTTCCAGCGACGGCAGCGATGTCGATCCCTGGATCGAGAGCTACCTGGCTCTGCGCGAAAAGCGTCCGGTGCAGGTCGATGGCGCGCAGATCACACACCTGCTGCCAGACGAAGATGTCGAGTTCCCTGATGCCTCGCATCCGAACGCCAACTATCCGCAGTTCGCCAAGTTCGTGCTGCAAAAGATTTCGAGCTCGCTGGGCCTGAGCTACCCGCAGATGTCGCAGGACTGGGCCGGGATCAACTATTCGAGCGCGCGGGCGCTGCTGAATGAGATCTGGCGCGGCTTCCTTGAAGACCGCCACTACTTCTCGCAAGCCTTCCTGACCCCGATCTATGCGGCATGGCTTGAGGTCGAGGTCGCCAATGGCGATGTGAAGGTACCCGGCGGCCCTGCCAATTTCTACCGGAGCAAGACCGCGATCTGTAATGCTGAATGGATTGGCCCAGGACGCGGCTCGGTGGATCCGCTCAAGGAAGCGAACTCGGATAATCTCGACACGGCTGCCGGCCGCAAGTCGACGATTGAAGCCATTTTGGAACGCGGCCGTGATCCATCCGATGTTCTGTCGGAAGAGCAGTTCTACAAGGATGAACGCGAGCGCCGCGGCCTTTCTCCGGTCAACCACGACATCAAGGCCGATGCTGCTGCCGGATCCGATAGCGAGGATCCGAGCGCGCAAGGCGGAACCGCTGAGGACCGCGACGGCGACGGCGAACCGATGGAAGACAAGAAGAAGACCGCCAAGCCGAACAAGAAGGAGCCCGCGGCATGAGCAGCAAGTTCGCCCGGGTTGCCACGCGCCTGTTCAATGCCCCACTGATGCTCCGGCCGGAAAAGGCCGAAATGCTATGCGCGGCCTTGGTCGACCGCATGGGAATTGCCAAGCTCGATACGATCGATGGCACCAGCCTAGCCGCGGCTCAGCTTCGCCAGCGCGCAAGCGATTGGACCGAAGAAAGCGAAGCGGTCAGCCCGGCGCGGCGCCAATACTTGATCGAACAGCGCGTTGCCCGGATCTCGATCGATGGCACGCTGGTCCACAAACTCGGCGGGGTTTCGCCCTGGTCAGGCATGGTCGGCTACGACTGCCTCGACAAAGTGATCGCTGATGCGCTCGCCAACAAGGAAGTCGGAGCCGTTCTGCTCGATATCGACAGCCCCGGCGGCGAGGTCTCCGGGTGCTTCGATTTCTGCCGCAAACTCGCCGGGATGACCCAGCGTGCTGGCGGTGACAAGCCGATCGTGGCCTTCGCCAACGAGATGGCCTGCAGCGCCGCCTATGCCATCGCCTCGGTCTGCGATGCGGTGATGACCACGCAGACCGGCCAGGTCGCCTCGATCGGCGTCTGGACCATGCTGGTCGACATGACCAAGGGCCTCTCCAAGAACGGCATCGAGGTCACCATGATCCGCGCTGGTGACCGCAAGGCCCGCGGCGGGCCCTACGAGCACGCCGACAAAGCCACGTTCGAGAAGCTGCAGGGCTGGGTCGATGAGACCTGGGACATCTTTGCCACACTCGTTTCCGACCACCGACCGATTTCGAAGCAAGCCGTCCTCGCATTCGAGGGCGACTGGTTCACCGGAACCGACGCGCTCAGCCTTGGCCTGGTTGATGCGGTCGATACATCTGAGGCCATTTTTGAGGCGGTGGCTAAGGCCGCTCGCTGACCACAACCCGAAAGGACTGACCTATGACTTCTGCCTCTCAGGGGCTGGCGAAGGCGCTTGGCCGTTCGGCAAGCGGCGATACCATCGCCCTGGCCGAAATGTCGGCCGAAGACATTCTCGCCAATCTCAGCGACGAACAGCGTGCCGAACTTGGCGCGTCGCTCACCCCGCCTGATGCCAATGCCGGCGCCATGCCCCCCAAGAAGGACGGCTGCTCAGAAGACGGCGACGAAGACGATGCCGGCGGTGACGGCGATGTGGAAGAAAAGCCCGGCATGTCGGCATCTGACGATCGCATCAAGGCGGTCGCTGCTGCCGTTGCCACCGACGATGCCTGCAAGGGTAAGGCCGCGATGGCACTCGAACTGCTGGCCGACGACGAGTTCGCCGGTCTCAGCGCCGAAGGCATCATCAAGATGCTCGGCAAGACCTCGATTGACGGTGCGGACGCTGCGGCGGCCGATCCGGAAGCGGCTGCCCGTGCCGACATGAAGGCGGCACTGCAGTCGCAGCAGAACAGCAACATCGATGCCGGCGGCGGAAGCGGCGCACAGCCCGCTGCCAAGGCCAGCGGTGATGTCTGGGACAAGGCAATTGCTCGGGTGTTCCCGAAGTAATCCGACAACTTTCTGAACGAAGGAAAGACCAATGACCACTTTGACTGAAACCAAGCATACCGGCGAATTCATCGGCCAGCTTGCCATGGGCCCCGGCTACCACATCGACGAAGTGACGCTGATCAGCGGCCAGAACCTGGCGGCTGGTACTGTCCTCGGCAAGATCACTGCCAGCGGCAAATACACCACCTATGCCAATGGCGCATCGACTGGCGAAGAGGTTGCTGCTGGCATCCTCTACGCCGCCACCAACGCTTCGGGCGGCGATGTTGCCACCGCTCGCGTGGTGCGCCGCGGCCCCGCCATCGTGAACGGCAACGACCTCGGCTGGGGCGCCAACGACAGCACCGGCATCACCGCAGGCAAGGCTGACTTGCTCGCCCTCGGCATCAAGGTCGCCTGAGCGAACCTCTAGGAAAGGAATACCACTCCCATGGCTCACATGGACATTTTCAACGACGATGCTTTCAGCCTGGTCTCGATGACCTCGGCAGTCGAGCGTATGCCCACCGTGCCGACCTTCCTCGGTTCGCTGGGTCTGTTCGAAAGCGAAGGCATCACCACGAACATCGCCTCGATCGAGCAGGTCGGCCAGACCCTGCAGCTGATCAAGACCAGCCAGCGCGGGACCAACCCCGGCATGGGCACCACCGACAAGCGCACCATGCGGAACTTCAACATTCCGCGGATTGCCGACAGCGACCAGGTGTTCGCCTCGGAAATCCAGGGCATCCGCGCATTCGGCACCGAAAGCGAACTGGAAACGGTTGTGCAGAAGGTCGCCCAGAAGCAGGCCAAGATGCTGCGCAAGGTCGCGCTGACCCTCGAATATCACCGTCTCGGTGCCATTCAGGGCATCCTGCTCGATTCGGATGGCTCGACCCTCTACAACTACTTCACCGAGTTTGCGATCTCGCAGCCGGCTGAAATCGACTTCGACCTCGACAATGCCGCTCCGGCGCGCGGCGCGCTGATGGCGCTGGTCAAATCGGTCAAGCGCACCATCATCCGCGCGCTGGGCGAAGCTGCTCCGGGGATCCGTATCAAGGCGCTGTGCGGCGATACGTTCTTCGACCAGTTCACCTCGCACTCGGAAGTCGAGAAGTCCTACCTCAACTGGCAGGACGCCGCGAGCCTGCGTGCCGGCGAAGTATTCTCCGAATTCCGCTGGGGCGAAATCGACTGGGTGAACTACCAGGGCACCGACGACAATTCGACCGTCGCGATCGGTGTCGACAAGGTGAAGTTCGTTGTCCAGGGTGTGCCGGGCCTGTTCCGCCGTATCAGTGGTCCCGGCGAAACCTTCGAGACCGTCAACACCATCGGCCGCGATATCTACTCGCTGATGGTCCGCGACAACGACCGCAACATGTGGGTGCAGCCCGAAGTGTACGCCTATCCGCTGCACATCTGCACCCGCCCCGAAGTGCTGTTGCGCGGTCGCAACACCTGATCCTCGGCTTGATGGGGCGGGCTTCGGCTCGCCCCTGAAAGCAGCGATCCAAGAAAGGTCCCGCCATGAAGATCAAAGCACTCAAAACCATCGTCGAGTTCGATAACGGCCAGATGGTCGTGATCAACGCCGATGAAGTCGGTGAACTCAGCGATGCCAAGGCTGAGGCACACATCGCCGCTGGCGCGGCCAAGGCCGTCAAGGCCGGTGCAGCTAAGGCCGTCAAGGATGAGGCAGAGCCAGCTCCCGAAGCGTCCGCTCCCGAGGAAGCTCCGGCTTCCGACGAAGCGCCCGCCTGATCGACGCGCTGGGCCGGGGGAGCGATCTCCCGGCCCTTCCCGGCCGGCGCTGCGGCGCTGACCCGGAAGGGACAGCAATCAAGGGAAACTCCGATGGATAATCAGGCAAAGGTCAAAAAGATCGCCAGGCTCGGCGCGGAAGAAGCCCGGGTGCTGCACCGGATTCGCAAGGACACCGAACGGCTGGCCGAGATCCATGCCGATCGCTGTGTGCTGCTGTGCACCAGCTACGCTGAGAACGCCGCCGCGCTGGGTCTTGATCCCGGCATCGATCCGACCGTGATCGAGCCCAAGGAGCAGTGACCGTGTGGGTCGAGTACCTGCAGGCCGCATTGCTGCTGATCGCCATTGTCTGGCACGGCGGCAATGACAGGCTTGTCGTCGGGCTGATCGGAGCCTTCCTGCTGTCACTGCTGGTAACGCAGACACTGCACGGCATGGACCGAAGCGCCGCGCTCGCGGTGTTGGACGGCTTCATCGTGTTCGTGGCAAGCCGGGCCTGGATCTCGGACTATGACACCAGAGGATGGTGGGTCGGCGGGCTGGGCCTGATCAAGATCGGGCTACGCCTGTTCTACTCAAGTCATCCCACTGTAAGCCACTACCTGTTTGCAGTCAGCATCAACTGTGCCTTCATCGCCCAAGTCATCATCGCCGGAGGAATTCTCGATGGATTGGGTCGCCGGCTGGCTGATCATCTTCGCAACGCTGGTCCACGCCGGGCTCGACTGCTTCGCAATGTGGAGGGCCGCTAGGTGGCGGATGACTCGCAGATCTTCGGCGTCTCGCAGGAGGTCGCCCAGGTCGCCAAAGTAGCGGCGGCCGGAGGGTTCGGCGCTGTTGTCTATGCCTACCTGCGCCACCCCGGATCGATGCTGCGCGCCACGGTGCTGATCAGCATCGGGGTCGGCATCGCCACGATCTTCGCCGAACCATTCGCCAACATGAGCGGGCTCAGCGATGTCCAGAGCGGGGCCATTCTGGGGCTGGTCGGCAAGGGGATTGCAGACGGTGTTCTGCGCTCGATCGAGAAGGCTGACTTTTCACACTGGCTGCCGGAAAAGAAACCATAGGGGTACGAGATGTTCATCGACTTCAAGGACGAAAAACCGCTGTTCGATGCGATCCGCATTGTTGGCGGAGCTTTCGATCAGCGTGGGTTCCTCGCGATCAAGGGGGCGATTGCCGAAGCGACCCGGCTGCATGACGACAAGCCGATCTTCGATGTTGCCCGCGAGCTCGATGATGACGATGACGGCCTGTCGCAGCGCGAGGTTGCCTGGATCCAGGCTGGCCTTGCCGCGGCGCGCGGTGCAACCGAATTGCCCGCCGCCGGGTCCGCTCGCCAGATCGGGCCGCGCGGGCTGGCGCTGATCAAGGAATTCGAGGGATTGGAACTCAAAGCCTATCTCTGCCCGGCCAAGGTCTGGACGATCGGCTATGGCAGCACAGGGCCGCATGTCACCCCCGGCATGGTGATCAGCGAAGCGCAGGCCGATGCACTGCTGCAAAAGGATCTGGACAGGTTCGAAGCCGCCGTTGCCGAAGACACCCCAGGCGCAACACAAAACCAGTTCGACGCGATGGTCAGCCTCTCGTTCAATATCGGCATCGGCGCGTTTGAGAAGTCGAGCGTGCTGCGTCAGCATCTGGCCGGAGATCACCGCGCCGCAGCCGAGGCGTTCGGCATGTGGGTGAAGGCCAAAGGCAAGACCTTGCCTGGCCTGCAGCGGCGCCGGGCGCGCGAGGCTGATTTGTACCGGAGCACGGCGGCATGAGCGAAGCAATGGATCTCGACCCGAACACGATCGTCACCGAGTCCTCGATCGATCCGACCGCGCGCAATCCCAACATGATCTCACCGCAGGCCGTAATGGCCGTGGCGATAATCGCAATTCTGGCATGGCTGGCAATTGCAGGCTGGATCCTCTTGGACAATCCCAGCGAAGGCGAGCGCGCGGCCATTCTGAAACAGGCCGAGGCAGTCAGTTTCATGGCCTTCGGCTTCTTCCTCGGCTCGAGCGCGAGCAGCCGGAACAAGGATCACCAGTGATGTTCCTGCTCTCCATCCTCACCGGCGGTGGCCTCTTGGGCGGTATTGCCATGATGGTGCTGCGCCCGGCTCTGCGCGCCACTGTCGGCAGCTTCTTCAAGGGTCTGCCGCGTGAGGTGTGGTATGCACTGGCCGCGCTGGCAGTGCTGGCGGGTCTGTGGTTCTGGCACAGCCATGCCGTTTCGACTGCCTATCGCCAGGGCAATGCCGACGGGATCGTTGCGACCGACAAGAAGTGGAACGCGGCGTTCACCACGATGAGCCGCGCCGCCGACCAGTGGAAGAAGAACTTCGAGCTAAGATCCGAACAACTGGCCGATGCACAAAGGACAGCCCATGATCAAGAACTTCGCCGTATCGCTGCTGATGCTGATGATCTGCGCCTGCGCGGGGCAGGCCGAGCCGCCGCGCCTCGTTGCGGACCCGGATCTGGTGCCGCAGTGGCCGCAAGCGCCAGTGGACACCAAGACAGCCCTGCCGGACCCGGCGCTCCCGCAAGTCCGCTGCCTGCAGGAGACGGGCTCCGCGACGAAGTGAAGACCTGGCGGAGCTGGTACGACGAGCAAGGACAGTTGCAGCGCGCCAGCCTTGATGCGCTGCGCGCGACGCTGCGCGATGCCAATCCGGCATTCGGGAACTAGCCATGATCAGGCTCGGAGATATGGCCGCTGCGGTAAACGCCGCGGCGCGCGACGCCTTGACCCACGCGATCACCATCAATGGCCAGACGGTCCGCGCCCAAGGCCACTACGGCGACGGCGAGATGGCCGGGATCGGCAGCGCCTCGATCCATC